AATCGATGGTCGTGTCCAAACCCTTAAGGGCTTCTTGCTTGGATCTATCCTTGGAATCGAGTCGTCTCCTGGTAAGTTTCGAGGCCGGGACCCTGTAGGCAAGTTCCGTCTTCGGACGGTCCATTCCGTCCTGTATTGGTTTAAAGAAGAACGGGTAATTAACAGAGATTGGTACCACCTTGTCAGTGAACATCTTCTTAGCATCTTGTCCAGATTTGGACAATACACCGAACCGTGAATCAGAGGATATTGTTGCAAGATTAACAATTTCAGCTGATGACATGAAAGAAAATCCAGATCGACGGTTCTTAAGGTAGCACATCCCATAGGATCTAGCGTCAGCTTTGCAAGCTTCCCAGAATATAAAGAATAGTCTGTTTGATTCCCTAAAGTCTGGCTTCCCAATATCAATTTTGGACCACTGCAAGTACATAAAGTGAGTACCAGTAATGTAAGTATCCACACCTTTATTATTGAACCAATGGCCTTTTTCTCTTTTGTTAAATTGTTCATCTATATAGCTTTCCCATTTTAATTTAAATTTTTCCGGATAGTCTCTCCAATCGAATATGCTGTCAATAGCTTTTAATTCTTTAGGATAATCTTCAGGGATCCATTTATTTTTTGACTTATCAATCCCAGTTGGGGCTTTTGGCAAAGCTATTTTAAGATTATTTATATCATATATTTCACCAATCTGCCCGGTCTTACTTATAACAACAATATCATGCTCTTTATTATATCCATAATCCCACTTTCTAGCTTTGTTAAGTCTTGATATAGTGGTAAGCTTTACAGGTGTTATAACTTTATATAACGTTTGCTCGTACATTATTTAGATCTTTTTTCAGCAAAGCCTCCAAAAGATTTTTCTTCTTTTACCTCTGCAGGTTTTTCATCAATAATATCTTGCTCTAGTTGTATTCTAGTTAATATCTCAAAGGCATCGAATATAGCTAGCTTTTTAGTAGCCGCTGCGTTCTTTAATCTATCCGCTGTTATATCATCACCAGAATCAACTATAGCTTCTTTAGCTACTTTAATTAATTCTTCAACAGCCCTATGCCCAGCTTGGATTATATTCTTCTTCGTTTCCTTGATATTCATATTTGATTGTGATTGAATTTGTGGGTACTCTATAAATTCTGTCATTACCAATAACAAATTCATATTCTGCCCCGGGCCTAAACCCTATTAGATCGCCGTTTTTTAATCCTTTAAGATCAGGATCTTTGAAGTATAAAACTCCCACACCTTCTTTTTCTTTATCTAAAGAAAATGCTTTAGTTTCTTTTATAGGTTTAACGAAATTAAATCCTTTACAGCTTTGCCAGTTACTTTTTCTTTTATAAGCATAAACCTGATCTTCGGTTGCAAAGTATATATTATCTTTGTAGTAAGATCTACTATTCTTTTCGTCTCCTCTGATGTCTCTAAACCGTCTAAATACATTATGATGTACAATAATTTCATCACCTTTTTTAATCTCAGTATCTGCTAATTTAGGTACTGCTATAACTTTAGCTATTCTATTTGAATAGTTGTGATTTTGTAATTCTGTATTTAAAAGTAATTCATTACCTTCAATATTCTTGGTGTTATTATATCTTTCGCCAACAGGCTCTATAATAAAATTAATTAAAGACTTCATTAATATTGCAGATCATATTCAACTGCAATTGCCATGTTCTTATTAAAATCTTTCCATGGCATTATCTCATTATTCTTTTCAATATATATTGAGTACTTAGTTTCTTCTTCAATTATATTTTTTATGGTATGACCACCATACACTTCCTGTCCAACAGAGTAGTGCATGGCGTCATTTTTATAATCTTTACCAATACTTATTTTTCTAACTATCTGACTCATTCTCTTGAATATCTCCAGTTTGAATATCGATAGATACTTGACCATAAGTTTTCTCAAGTGAAGCTTGAATTTCTTTTAATTCTTTTTTTGCTTCAGCACCGAACAATACAAGGTCTTGCTTTTGTAATTCAATACCTCCAATTTGGAGTTGTATTTCATTAATCTTGTTGATAGCTCCTTGTAATTCTTTTAACTCTTGTTCTTTTAATTTTTTAGACATAATTATTAAATTTAATTGTTTATATTATAAGTATATAGTTACTTGTTTTAAAGTATTATTAATGACATGCAATCATTAGAGAAGCCGGATTTGAGCTTTCTACTAACACATAATCAACAATAACAGGTAAGTAAGTTCCTGCTTGTACGCCTTGAAAAGATACAGCTTGTGAAGCTATAGGTGTATTATCAACTCCGGTAATAGTGATAACTGCTGTTGAAGTACCTCCAGCTATTCTAAGTGTTTGACCCACTACATAGCCACTACCTGTGTTGTTTAATACAGCAGTAACAATTGCCCCGCTGCCGTCTACAGTAATATCTACAGTTAAGCCAGTTGCATCTGTACCATCATCGTTTAAAGTTGCTACTGCAGCTCCAGTGGTATAACCTGCTCCTGGTGATGTTATTGTAAAACTTTCTACAACGCCTCCAAGTGTACTAGAAAGTATAGCTTTTACAGTACCGCCTCCGCCAACCCACAAAGAAGCTTTGTTAAGGTTTGTAGAAGCATTAATTGTATTGCTTGGTGTTACTACTTTACCAAACTCTATAAAGTCTGGTTGATTTAAAAATTGTCCCATTATTTTATTTTTTATTTATTTTTGTTGCTTTTTCCCAAGTCCTGCCTACAAAGTATGCTCCATAAACAGTAACTAGTAACGTTTGAAATATAGGTATATATTCTTTTGCTATTTGAAATTCACCTATGTTACCATCTGTAAAAGCCAATGCTGTAAATATAACTGTTATATATATAAGTATTAATGGACGAATGTTTTTTGATAAATAACTATCACTCGCCATATCTGATTTCCAACGATCAGTAACTTGAATTTGAGCATTTGTATCAGCTTGTTCTAATATTTCTTGAACTTGCTTTTTTATAATAAGCTTCTCTTCTTCAGTTGTAGTTAACTTATCAATAACGTTGCCTATCTCTTTAACAACACTACCTGTAAGCCATTGAAATAACTTTTTCATTTAATCTTTTATCTTAATAGCATTTGCTGCTTGCCCTCGTTTTTTAGTAGCTTTTGCCTTTAATCGTACTTCTTTTCTTTTAAGTCTTAAAGCTTTTTGCTTGTTGCCGTTCTCTAAAGCTTGTTGACCTTTTAGTCTAGCTCTTGCTGCTCTATCACTTGCTCTACCCGCTGATTTAGCTTTTCTATTAGCTTTACGCACATCTCTTTTAGAAGGCTTTTCTGTTTTAGTGTTACGCTTTACAACTTCTGCTTTAAGTTGTTTTGGATCTAGCTTTGTAGATATTTCTATTTTCTTAATTCCTTTAGGCTCTATTACAGAAGCAGCCTTAACCTTTTTTCTAGGTGGTGTATCTTTACCTTTGTTTTTAACATCCCATCCTTTACCAGCTTTCTTAGATGCATTTTGGCGCTTAGCTTCTTTTATATAAGTAGCTTTATCCATTTTGCCGTAAGTTTTCATATCTCTATTCTTATAAGCTGTATCGTATGAAACTTTTTTAGTTTTAGTAGTTTGAGTTTTAGTAGTATCTACTTTAACATCTTCTTTTTTCTTGTTTCTAGGTTTATAAGTACCACTAGCTTTAGCCATTGCATACTCCTTAGCACTATAACCCTCAGTACTACCTGCTTTGTTTTTTGTGTCGTAGTCGTAAAGATTCTTTTCAAAAGATTTAATTCTATTTGCTTGTCTTACACTCCTATTCATGGCAGATTCCATTTGTCTAGGATTAATATTTTTAGATGCAGACTTTGTATTTGCATTTAAAGTAGATACGTCTTTTCTATATTGATCTATATTTTTTTGATAATTAGATTTATCTTTTGCAGCTTTCTTTGCTTTACTTGCAGCTAAGTTGTCGGCTTTTACTTTGTCTTGTCTAGACATTTCGTTTTTAAAATCCGATTGCTTTTTAATATTAGGATCTGGGTCTACTTTAGCAGGTGAATGCATTTTCATTTTAACAGGTGCACCCATGTTTAACAATGGTTGTGTAATACCCCCCTTAGTAGTTCTTTTAATTTTCGCCGTTATTGGTGTGTTTTTGAAACTCATTTTTTTATTTTTTGTATGGTAACATTTTGTTTAGTTTTTCTTTTCTGTGCTGGCACCCGCACGGGATATTTAAACCCTCTGAAACTTTTTCTACTAAAGTCTTAATACCTGTTGCTTTAGTTATTTTTTCTACTGTGTCGCCTAGTCCTTTTGATTCCATTAGCAATTCCATTTTCTTAATGCTAAAGCCTTTCTTGTAGGTTTACCATTTGGTTTTTTCATTGGCCCTTTTACTCCGCTCATTCTCGCACAAAAAGATTTTCTACGTTTAGCAGCTTTACTTCCAGGCTTTAATTTAGAGGGCTTTGTTGTTACAGCGGTTTTTAATTTTGAACCAGGATTTTTTCTTTTATAGTCATCAACACCTTTCTGGTTTAAACCACCAGACTCTGATTGACCTTCTTTCCTTGTCCACGCTCCTGTCTTTTTAGCGGGAGAACAGTTCTTGATTTTACTTGTAATAGGTATAGCCATTAGTATTTCTTTTTAAACATTGAACCTTTCATTTTGTAAGGAGAACCATTCATTTTACCAGGAGCTGCTTTTATAGCGGCTTGTAAATGTTGAGGTAATTGATTTTGGTTACCCTTTAATGCTTTTTTTGCGGGACTTTTTGATCTCATTTCGTTTGGGGATTTTTTCTTTTCTTCGTTTTCCTTTTTTAGTTTTGCTAATTTTGCAGCTTTTGCAGCTTTTGCTACTTGTACTTTTTCAGAATCCTCACCTATAGTTTTAATTCTATCAAACCCTGCCACATCTCTTGAGCCACCTCTTTTTCCAGAAGCTCTTGACTTAGCGTTTCTCTCAGCTAATGCTTGGAACTCTTTTTGTTCAGCTGCATTTTCTTCTGCTCTAACCTGCTTCTTCCAATCTCTTCTACTAACACCGTCTGGTCTTTGTTTAAGTTTGGATTTTCTAATTTGCTTTTGTTCTTTCTTTATGGATCTTTGCATTCTAGAAATTTGCCAAGGCTCCATTACGTCTCCTTTTTGAGCTACTCTAATTGGAACATCAGCCATTTCACTTTCCCCTTTGGTGGTAGTAGTAATAGTTTCTACTTCATCAGGTGATCTAAGACCTTGCTTAATCTCAGAAGCTTTTATATCGTCTTTAGACATTTTGCTATAAGCAACACAGCGGCTATCAGACCAAGGAACTTCTATTCCACATCTGTTTTTAGATTTTTTTATTACTTTACCTGGTTTTAAAACATCTGTAGAAGTGGTTACATCTTTGCCTTCGCTTTCGTAATACCCTTTAGCTTGATCATCATCTGTGGGATCTATAGCATTGTCCGCTTGGCCCAGTAAAGGAGATCTTTTTACTCTGCTCGTTATTGGTAAGTTCATATTAATCTTGTTTTTTGTTAGTTTCTTTATCTTGTTCTGCAGGTGTTACAGGTTCAGCTTTAGCGCTTTGCATTCTTTTTTCAGTTAAAGCTCCGTGGTCTACAAAAGCTTTTGAGTTATGAAGGTCTGCAGCCCCCATTACTAAACCCATATTCATTTTACAAGCACTAGATGCTTTAGCTGTAATTGATTTTGCTTTATATCCCATATTATTGTTTTTTATATGCTTCTCTTTCCCATTCTAAGTTACCGCCCTCAGCAGCGCTTTTTCCTGTCTGTTCATCTATTAATTGACCACCTAATCTTTTATACACTCTAGCTGGTGATCTTGTATCTTTTTTCCAAGTAACTTGGTTATCATCGTAATGTAATCTACCTTGAGCCATTTGATCTAAATGAACTTTTTCATGATTCACAGCTTCCTCTTTTTGTTTACCTTTTAATGATTTATCTATAAATATTGTACCATCATTATTAGCTTCACCTAATATATCCCCTTCTAAGTCTTTCTTAAAAACAGGTGTATTATATGTAGAAGTTTCTTTGTCTATTCCAACAAGATCTGCAAAATCTTTTAATTTAAAATCCATTATCTTTCTTTGTCTCGTATCATATCATCAATAGCTTTATTAAAAACTTTATCTGTATATGTTCTGTTATTATAAAATACACTTCTTGCCGATGTTGGTAAATCCTCTTCTGCTAGTAATATTCTATATATTCTACTTATTAAATGCTTGCCTTTAGTTGATACTTTATATACTGCGTACTTTGAACTTGTTCTGTTACGCTCTTTAAAAACATCTATCCATCCTTTCCTGCGCATTCTTTCCCATCTGTTTTTATCCCATGTATATGTGTAGACACCATTAATAAAATCATTACGAGTAAAAAATTGTTTACAATCTAAATACACAAGTAATTCTAAATCAGCGTCTTTCAAACCATAAGTCTTACAGGCCCATCTTCTAACAAGCCTGTAATACTTTAATAGGTTCATATCTCTAAGATCTGAAGGAGTTAGTCTCATTCTACTATAACTACATCTCCTACAGTAATCACATAATAAAACTTATCGTTCCATTCAATACCATGTCCAGCGTGTCGATCATATCTTATAATATCATCTTTATTAATGCCTTCAATTTTATCTCCTACACTTATAACTTTAGCTTTTAAATATCTAATGTCAGTGTCTTGCTTTTCCGTTAATTCAATACCTCCTACTTTCTTCGGAGCCTCTTTGATTTTCTCTATAATTATATAATAATTGATTGCTTTCATTAAACCAATCTTTTATTACTAATAACACAATCTGCAGATACAATAGTTGTTACAACACTTACAGCATTTTTAAGAGCTGATTTTGTAACTAGCACAGGATCTATAATACCAGCTTTAATCATATTAACTTCTTTGCCGGTCTTAACATCTATACCTCTATTCTTTATACTCTGCTTTTTAATTTCTATAATACCAGCATTGTCTAGAATAGTATAGTAAGGTGATTTAATTGCTTCAAACAATATCTCTTCTCCTTTGTTTTTAGCTTTTAAATTAGTAGCTGCATTCAATAAAGCAACTCCACCACCTGCAACAATTCCTTCTTTGTAAGCTGCTTTAGTTGCGTGTATTGCATCCTCTACTCTATCTTTTTTTTCTTTAAGCTCTACTTCCGAGTCTGCTCCCACATATATAATACCAACTTTTCCAGTTAGCATTGATAATCTTTGTTCTAGCTTTTTCTTAAAGAAAGGATTAGTTTCGGTTTCAATGCTTTTTGTAACCTCTTCAACTCTAGCTTTTACGTCTACTGAATTTTCTATTTGAAGTACAGTTGATTTTTCATCTGTAACTGATTTCTTAACGCTACCTAATACATCAGGATTAATTAAATCTAAATCATCTCCAAGTTCTTCATTTATTATCATAGCTCCAGTAAGCAATGCTAAATCATCCATAGTATCTTGTTTTGTTAATCCAAAACCAGGTACATCTACAATATTAACTTTTATATTACCTTTAACTTTATTTGATAATAATGTAGCATATGGTTGTTGATCCATGTCCGCTACAATCAATAAACTTCTTTTACTCTTTATAACGTGTTCTAAGACACTTTGTATTTTTCTTATATTAGGAATAGGGGAAGAAACAATAAGCACGTAAGGATCGTTTAAAACAGCTGTGTGCTTGTCTTTATCCGTTATTAAATGCGTTGATTTTAATCCACTATCAAATTGTACACCTTCAACAAAATCCACATAAGTTTCATTTGTATCAGATTCTTCCATTAATACAATTCCATTTTTTCCAACTTTTTCATAAGCTTCTCCAATTTTAACCCCAAGCTCTTTGTCATTATTGCAGCTAATGATAGCAACGTTTTGTAGCATTTGGCCTTTAACAGGAGTGCTGGTCTTATCAAGATATACTTTAACTTTGTCAGCACCGCTAATAATGCCTGCTTTAAGTTCTCTAACTTTTTCTTCATCTAAATGTTTGTTTGTGATCTTCAATAAAGAGTTAGCAAGAACGGTAGATGTTGTCGTACCGTCTCCTGCCTCTCTCACAGTGTTTCTAGCTGCTTGCTTTATAAGGGTTGCTCCTATGTTTTCGACCGGATGTAGTAAGACTACGCTCTCTGCAACGGTTACTCCGTCTTTTGTTATTACCGGTCTGCCTAAAGCGTCTTCGTAAATTACGCATTTACCTGAAGCTCCTAATGTGGACTTCACTGCGTTAGCTAACTTTTCGACGCCTGCTATTATTTGATTATTTGCTTCGTTCCCGAACGTGAGTGTTTTAACTATCTCACTTGGATTATTGTATTCCATTAAATTTGATTTGATTATATTTTACTTAAATGTTTTTACTACTTTTGGCCCTTTAAGAAATTCAACTCTTTTTGAATAGTAAGCAACAGTTTCGTCTATTGCTTTTTCAGCTTCTTTTAAATCTTCTCTCCGGGTTACATCATTCCATACATCTGAATTTTTTAAATCCTGATATTCTGTTTGATAATATCCATTAATTAGTTCAACAATGCGCCAATTTTTTTTATTAGCTATGTGTTTCCAAAGATTTATTAAATCCTTAGTAGGTGTTGGGTGACTACTCCAAGAATTAGTCTGGTAAAATGTTGTCATTGGTTTTGGTTTTAATTTGACAATTGGTTTTCTGTAATAAACAGGGTATGGTTTTATTATTACGTATTATTCTTCTTCGTTAACTTCTTCTTCTGGAGGTGTTGGATTTTGCCAAGTGAAATACAAATCTTCATTTACAGGTGTAATTTGAGATTCTATACTTGCAGCTATACTTGCTTGCATTGAAGGAACATCTAATGATCCTTCTAACCATCCGATAACTACGTTTTCAAAAGCTTCTGTATCTTCGTAAGGTACAAAAGGTTCTCCTTCTACATATGTGTAATTTTGCGTTCCAATATTCGTTGACGAATAAGTTTTATCTCCGGATTCTTCTGATCCAGTGTATCTGTAATGTACTGTGTAAATTACGTTTTCTTGCCCATCCGCTTGGATGTGAGCGTTCATTGCGGGAATATCCCATTTGTAAGTAATTGCCATTTTTTAATTTTAAAGATTTATTGATTTATTTATTTTAAGGGAAACATAGTCCCAGTGATGCTACTACTCCGCTTCCACCTGTTATTCTATAATAACCTATTGTTGCAGGAGGTGATGCTCCGTTTTGGATTGTGTAAAAACCGTTTGCGGTTGTTGTTGTTCCTGCGGCATTCTCATAAACAGTATCTCCTGTAGCTGGGTTGTTTCCACTACCATCGTGATATTTTGTTGTATTCACAGATTGAGTACATATAAATTTAGTATCTGCCTGTCCTGAGCCAGAACTAAACGATGTATTCGTTGTACAATCTTCATCGTAACCGTACCAATCTGAAAATCTATATGGGTAAGCTATAGGCATAATTTAATTTTTAAGGGCATTGACACCCATTAGCAGTTACTACTCCAGACGAATTAACAGAAATATTTGGGCAGTCATTTGATGTACAACCAAAAAATGTTCCCTGATT